ATAGAATCTGTAATGCTCACACTCTCATCCGCAAACAAGTCAAGCCTTTTAAAATCACTTTTAATTGTGTACTGCTCTCCAACAGTAAAGAAATTACTACCATCAGTAGATTCAGATAATACTAAAGTGGTGTCATTAGTGATTGCAGTTACTTTAGCTGATGTACCATTTTTTTCGTTAAATACAATATAGCCTACCTCAACAGTAGATGTAAAACTAGCACCAGTATCAATTAAGTTGTTAGTAGATGTGCTTGTAGCAGCAGCTGGTTGTGTAACCACACCATCACGTATGTATAGCTCTATTATCTGCATTAACGTACATTGTTTATAGTGTCATAAGCAAACTCAACCTCAATGGTGTAGTTTATGATCTTGTCGTTTAGTTGTGTCTTGTAAGCTAGTGAGCTGCTTGTAACTTGTATCGGTAAAGTTTTAGAATCTATCTCTATCCAACAATCTTCACTTAGTTGCATTTCTTTAAACACATCATTATAAGCTTCTGGATAATAACCTGTGTTAAGCGTTAGTTTTTCTTTTCCGTTCTTAGTAAGAGTTTTGTTTTGATGGTTGCTTATATTATAACTAGCACTACTAATAATGTTACGCTTAAACTTTTCTGATTTAGTAGTTAGTGTTTCATTAGTACGTTTAAAAAACCAAATGTCTTGTAGCGTTCCGTACTTGTTTATGAATGTTACTTTGTAGGGTGTAAACTTACACTCGCTTTCGCTTTGTACTGTTAGCTTAGTTACTCCTTGTGAGCTATCTACATAAATAGTATCAAAGTCAAATAAAGTAAACTCGCCTTCAAAGGCTTCTAAACAAGAACTGCCTTCAAATATACCTCCAGCTTGTATAACTCTATCCTCAAACTCATCAGAGCCATTTACTCCACTTGTAACGTATTCTATTTGTGCGTTACTATTAGTGCTTGTACTTATTGCTTTTGTAAATACTTGCTCTCCGTTTAGCTCGTATGTTACTTGTGTTGCTAAGGCAGTATCTACTGCTATTGTTGCTGGTGCATCGTCTAGCTTAACTATCTTAGTATTTGATTGTAATACAGCTTTGTTGTTTAAAGGATTTGCACCATCTTCAAAAAAGCCATAGCCATAGAATCCTTTTAATTGTGTAAAGCTACTTGCAGAGCCTTCTGTATTTTGTATTGTGTTTGTAGTTCTATAATCTACCCATTGTATTTCAGAAGCATAATCGCCATCAAAAGAATTACTAAAATAATCTCTTACAAGTTCTGATATTTCAAAAGTAGATACATTCTCTACTGCAAATGACCTAAGTGTGTATGTAGCAGTTGTTGGTCTGCTATTGTTTGTTGCACCTACACCCCTTGTTCCAGTATATATAAATAACTCTAGTTTACAGCTTGTTAAGTTTGCTACTGCTGGGCTTATTCCAACAGATATATAGTACGGACTTCTTACGTTTATCTTGCTCATTTGCTTATGTTTACTTGTATCTGTTTCTCTAGACCTATTGAGTAGGCTTCTACTAACTCGTCTGGTAATCTCTTAAATGCTGCTTCAAATGGCTTAGTAAAAAACATACTAGGTCTTATTCCCTTTTTTTTGATTGACTTTGCTATGGCAAACTTTATTCCTTCACGTTTTGTAAACTGACCTCCAGACCCTCTTGGTGCTATTCCTTTTCTAACTATCCAACTATCTAAGGATTTAGTAGGAGGCATTTTATTTGTGTACTTATAAGGTGTGTTATATTTCTTTTGTGTACCACTTACCCCTCTGTCTTGGAACTTACCATAGTCAGCCATATTAAAGGCTAAGGATGTTGTCTTTGCACTTTGTGATACTTGGTAACCTAAAGAGTTATAAAGTTCCTTAGATGCGTTCTTTTTGCCCTTAGTTAAATTGCTTCGTGATTGTTGTATAACATACTTAGCAAACTTGTTTAACTCATCTTTTAAAAACTGATCTGCTAACATATATCAATATCGTTGTGTATTATTACATTCATAGTTGCAGCATAACCAGCAAGTCGACTATCAAACCTTTCATAAAAAGGCTCTAGTGTTGCATCGCCTTCTAGCTGAAACTTGTCGCTATATAACGTGCCTCTACGTAATACCATTTGTAGTTTATTAAGTACTGCTAGTTGTGTGTTAAGTACATCTTGCTCATTGTTATTGCCTACAAAAATATCTGTCGTTTCTTTCTTACTCTCGTCTACAATATCCATAGCCATAACAGTAATGTTAAATAGTAGCACTTGTTCTTGTGCTGTAACGTTGTTTACAATAATGTGAGCTAAAGGAAATATGCTTTGCTTTGATAAGTCAATATCAAATATATCTCCAGTAGTAACTGTGTTTACATTCACATCTGCTAAGAGCTGTGTCTTAATCGTTTCTGTAAGTTGGTAAAAACCCCTTATACCTGTTTGGCTCATTTATTATTGTTTTAATTACTACTGCTATAAAAACTATTGATATTATGCTTATATGACATTCGCACAACCCTAGTAAGTGTATCATTTAAATTTGTTTTTAATCCTTGATGCTTCTATATCGTTCTTTTCTTTTGTGTACTCTAAATACGTTAAGCATTGATGTACGTTTAGTTTAGTGATATTTTCAAATCTTGTAATATCTCCGTTAGCGATTGCATAGAGGGAATTAAACCATCCCCACTTTGCTGTGAAATTAGATGCTGTGCTAAAGCCTTCTCGTTCTTCTTGTCCAAAGAGTTCAGCATAACCATCGACAAGTCCTTGCCTAAACTGTAAAAAAAAACAATAGCACCTAACACAACACCTAAAGGAAACTCTTTAGCATCTTCGCTTGTGTCTGGGTTGTAATCTTTTATTGTGTATCTATTACCTCGCTTGTGTTCTATTGGTCTGAACAGTACGTTTACTGCTCTATGTAAGTTATCATTATCGCCTATGAAAGTGTCTAAGTCCATATACTCTCCAAAGCTCATATCGTCAAGCTGTGGAATAAATCCGTATTCTTTGCCATCTAGTTTAAATCTGTTTATCATTTGATGTTCTGTATCAAACATATTATTTATAATCTCGCATATCTCAGCTATGTCAGTAGCTTTCATATTACGTACAACAACCTCTGGCACTTTACAAAAGATTTCTATTATCTTTAATTGTATCGCTGTGTCGTTAGTTTCATCTAGTTTAGTTTCTAGCTTTGCAAACTCTTGATATTGTGCAAGGGTTACGTCATTAAGGTTTGTTGGGATTCTTAGATTAACTTTCATATTAATATATAAACTTTTTTAAATTATTTTAGTGAACTATATACCTACCTCTGTTTGGGTTTTGTAACTGATAGCCTACTGCATATCTAACAGCATCTATTAAGTGATTGTATTTGTCTATTGGTGTATTGCTTTTACGTTCTAACCAGCGATAGTTGTTTAGCTCTTTGATAAGGTTTGTACTGTTTGGGTCTATTACTAAGTCATAGTCTTGTAGTAGGCTTATTCCGTAGGTTACACTTCCTTGACCTTTTATACTTGGCTTTACGTTGCAATGTCTTTTAAGTTCTGTTATTAGTCTTGGCTCTGCACTATCCCCTACTATTAAACCATCTCTAGCGTGTTTCTGATTCAGCTCTGCTATTTGTGATGTTGTTAGTCTTGGTAAGTAAAAGCACTCTTTTAAATATATTGTCTTATTAGCTCTGTCTATGTTTACCTCAACTAATGTAGAAGGATCTGCTGCAAATCCATAATCTTGACCCCATACGCTTACGCTTGTTTTCTTAAACTCTCCTATTGTCCAGTTGCTAAATATAACACCCTCAGCTTTAGACATCCAACTGCCTAGCATTTGTTGTTTGTATTTCTCTGGTCTGCGCTTACGCATTTGGTCTATTTGGTCTATGTAGCTTTTAGATAGGTTGTCTATGTTGTCTATGTAAGTAGTGTGTATGTAAGTAGTGTTTTCTTTTGTTGTATTGCTTCCCTCTTGTACTCCTCTTTCCTCAAAGAATCTTGTATATATAAAGTGTTCTTTAGTAGTAGGGTTTAGTATTAGTATAACTCTATTAGGTTTGCCTTGCTGTCTTACACTTAGGTCTATGGTGTCGAACTTCTGCTCGTCTGTTAGTTCTTCTGCCTCATCTACTACCCAAGTGGTAATACCTTGCAGAGATTTAAGGTTTGCAGTCTGGTCGCCACTTGATGTCTTGATACCCCTAAAGATTATCTTGCTACCTGTCTTTTTGTTTAGTATCTCATCTTTGGTTATGTGGAAATCGTGTACGCAGTTAAAGAGTTCTAGCTTGTCTATAAACTCTGGAATGATAGAGATGTATGCTGAGGTTAATGTATAACGTGTAAATAGGATTGTGTGTCCTTGCTCGTATGTTAGCTTAACTAAAAGCGCATTGATAGTAAAAGACTTTCCACTACCTCTACCACCACTTACTATAAAGTACCTACTATCTTCGCTGAGTATAGGTTTGTATTTGTTGTGTATGTTAATCAACGAAATTAATTAAATCCCTAAAATTGATGTTTAAGCCTTCGCTAGAGTTAATGTCTACACTCTCCTTTGGCTTTCCATAACGATAGCTTAAATAGGCTTGTATGGCTCTCATATCGCCCTTCCTTACTAGCTCTCCTAGTTTACCTATTGCTTCGTCTTTGTCTATTAAGTTGTCTAGCCTTTCTATTAGCTTTTGCTCTTGTGCCTTTGGCTTTCTACCAGCACCTTGTCTAGCACCTCCTCTATTTTCTACTTTCATATTTTTGAAAAACTTTGATTAATCAAACTATTAATATATAAACAAACTTATTTTTTTTTAGAACATTCTAATTTGTGCCTTGTGCTGGTCTATTCTTTTTATTGCTGCATCGTAATACTCTTTATCTAACTCACAAGCTGTTAAATCATATCCTAAGTTATGACAAGCTATTGCTATTGACCCACTACCCAAGTGTGTGTCTAATATTTTATCTCCTTCTTTTGCGTAATTCATTAAAAGCCATTCGTACAACTGCAAAGGCTTTTGTGTTGGGTGTATCTTATTTCCGATGTCTTTTTGATATGCTCTATCGTAATATTTAACAGTTCCAATACTACACCAAGCTAATTCGCCTTCTGCAAAAGATCCGTTTTGATGTTTATTCCAAAATATAACCGCCTTTGTATTTGGTAACTTATCTAAAAAATGGTTAAACCCCCAGATAATTTGATTCTTACTTACTCTAAACAACTCATCAAAATATTCTTTTGGTGGTGAGCAAGAATCCCAGTTCTTTTTTTCGTGTTTAGAATACCCTAATTGACCACCATCTGAATTTAATCCATAAGGTGGGTCTACAATAGCAAGGTCAAAGTAATTATCTTCGTACCTTGCCATTAGTTCCATATTGTCCTCGTTTGTTATTAGCACAGTACTGGATTTTTAACTGGTCTATTTAGTTTAGCACCTTCTATCTTTTGTGGTTGTATCTGTGGCTTTGTTGATTCTCTTAGTTTCTCAAATGGCTTTAACCTTGTTGTTACAAAGTGATTAAGGGTTTCTGTTTCCCATTCGTTTACTGCATCTATAATATTATTGATCAGTTCTTCTTTATATGTTTGTGGACTATTTGTTTTTACAAGTACTGGTTTTATATTTGGCTTAGGTTTACGTTGTTTAGGTAAAGCACATAGTTGAATAGGTAAACTATAATCTTTTATTATTTGGTTAAATATTCTTTTATCTCTTTGTGATACAACATTAAAACCTCTATAGTGATATAGTACAGCATCGTGGCTTAGTCCTACTTCGTTTCCTATTTGTTGTAGTGTGTACCCTATCTCTCTAGCTATTCTACAAAATACCTTTCTAGCGTAGCAGTATTCTCTTTGCCTTGTCCTTTCTGATATATCAAATTTGTAATAGTTGCTTAGGTGTTCTTTTAATTCTTTTAGTGTCATACTACTTCTTTCTCTACTTTTTTGTATATAGCGTAACCATTGTCTTTTAGTAGTTGTATCGCTTCGTCTATTTTTTGTTGTTCTATTCTGTAACTGTCAAATATTTCGTTATGTATTACCATTGTTTTTATTATTATATTTACTTAAAGGTGCTTTACCTTCTTCTTCTAATTCTTTTTGTAAGTTGGCTAAGGCTCTCCAACATATTTTTGCTGAGTGTCTTTGACCATCTGTGTCTATTGTACCAGCTTCCATTAAGTGTCTAAGTAAGGCATCTAGTTCGTCTGTGCTTTTACTTCTATCCCAATGCAAAGGTTTGTCTGGATGGTGTTGTTCGTTACCAGCATAAGATACTTTAGATACTTCTCTTATTGCATCTGGAAAGTATTTTAATACTCCACTATATATAGGCATTTTTTTTCTAATGTATGCAGATTCAGTACCTGTAATAATGTCAATCTTTTTTGTCATCTTTCTTTGCTAATGTTAGTTTAATAGCTTCTATCTGTACGTATAATTGTGATACTATGTTTTCTAATCTAAGTATGCGTTGTATCTGTGTGTGTTTCTTTGCTTTCATTTATTTTGCTTTATTTAAAATGTAATGTAAAGTACCTTTACTACTTATATTAAACTCTGCCATAGTTTTTTTGTATGACTTCGCTTTAGCATAATATTTTTTTATAACATCTGGATTATGTTTTTGATTATATGAAGAAGCTAATTTTGCGTGTGCTATTCTATCTTCTTTTTTTCTATCCATCATATTATCTGATTGTGTGCCTATTGCTATATTGTCAATAGAATTATCTAAGGGATTTCCATTTAGATGCCTACACACAATACCTTTTTTATAAATATCTTCTCCATATTTTTGATAAGCTTGTAGTCTATGAACTAAACAATTTATATATCCATTTTTTATTTTGCTGTGTGGTTTTTTTTTAACTCTAACGTGTATTCTATAATATCCGTTAGACAAAGACCCTACGGGTTTACCATTTAAACCTATCATATCTCCTTGTGCAGTTACTCTATATCCTAAATTATATAGTTTTATTTCGCTTCTATTAAAATTTTGCATTTTTTTTGTTTTAATTATTATAATTCCCCAGTTAAACAATAGTTATCTAAGTCTGCACCCTCTATAAAGAACTTGTTATATAAGTCAAGTGCTTTCTCTACTTTCTGTTCTCCTCTGTAATAAAATTCTTCTGAGCAGTTAAAAATACCTATGTCAAGAGATCCTTTGTCTAATACCAAGAACTGAAAGTTTTTATATTCTTTGTTGAATAGATTACAATATAAGTAGCATTGTACATCGTATCCGTACTTGTTAGCACTCCAGCTAAAGTCCTTGATGTTTGTTGTACTCTTAATGTCGCAAATTCTATTATCTCCTAATACATCTGCCTTACCTCTAAATGGAAAGCCTAATACGTTGTCTATTGCTGGTATCTCAAACTCTGCTTTAGTGATTAGTTCTTTAGCGTGTTCGTTTCTGTAGAACGCATCTACAAGCCTTTCTGTTTCTCCTCGTTCCTTAGCTGTGTAGGCTGTACCAAACTCTTCTAGAGCTTCTTTAAACTTCTTTGTATTTCTGCTCTGTACCTCAACAAACTTTTGTGATGCAAACTTCTCTGGCTCTAGTATTGCCCAATGAAATAATGCACCAGCTCTAAGTGCTGCACTATCCCCACTACCATACTTTAAACTAAAGCTGTATGTCTTAGGACTTGCTAAGAGTTGTTTAAGGCTACTACTACTAAGAGCTAATTTGTTTAGTTCTCCATAGTAAAAGGTATCATCTTCCATACGTTTAAGCAGTTCTGCTTTGTCGTAGTATTTATTATCTAATAGTTTTATCTTAGAGTTCATATTGTTTTAGTTCTTCTTTTAGTTTTAGTATCTCTTTATTTTTCTCGTTTCTTATAAGGCTCTCTCTTTTCTTTACTATCTCTAGTTCTGTGTATAAAGAGTTAGCATATATACCGACCTCAGCTATTGCTTTTACACAATTGTTTATGTCTTTGTTGTTTGGCTTTTGTTCTTGCCACTCAATAATCTTTTGCATTAGAAAAGAATACCAAAGGTTATAGGATTGTTTTTGTAGTAAATCCATTAAGCATATATAAATAAAGAAGAATATATAAATCCAAAAAATAACAATGAAGCTATAAGAATAGCTATAACTATTGCGTTTATGATTTGTTGTTTTTCTTTTATTGCTTTTTCTTGCAATTCTTTTTCTGTATATACTTCTATTCTATTCTTTCTTGTTTGTATGTGTAATCCTGTCTTTGTCTTTTTCATTTTATCTTATGTTTATGATTGTGCTTTTTATATTGTGTATCTGCTCTTGTATCTCTTTAACTATAAAGTCTGGTGCAGCAGTTATTCTAGCGTGGTGTAGTTGCATCTCTTTAGTGTGCAAATCTTTTTTTAAATCGTGTAGTTGTGTTTTCATTTGTTTTTGTTTTATTAATATACCACAATATACAAATAAATATTTGTTATAAACAAATTATAAACAAATTTTTTTTTACTTTACTTCTTAAAATCGTTGAGGTTTATTATAGATGCAAGGCTCTCGTCAATCAAATAACAAGGCTTTAGTACTTTCTTTTTAGTCCATAGTGTAGTATCTGGGCAGTACATATCAACAGCTTTTAAGTCAGTAAGGTTGTTTAGCCAAAACATATAATTTCCTTTAGGATCATTAACAAAGTATAATGCTATCTTTCCTGTTTCTATTAGCTTGTCGTACTTGTAAACCTCTAGTAGTTTATCTTTGTAGTATTTGTTTCTAAACTTAAATTCTATTACTACGTCTGTTCCTTTTTTAGATTTTCCAATGGCATCGTAATGCTTATTATTTTCTCCTGTGTGTGTTAAGTTCCAGCCGTCTAAGTTTAGTAACATTATAACAGCTTTCTCCCATTTACGTACGTTCTTTATCATATATTTTATTTATGTCCTCAATCCATTGTAATAGTCGAGCTGGATTACAAGAACAAGGCTCGTGATACTTATGGTTATAGTAAATGGAATGTAAACGGCACAATAGTTTATATTGGTCTTGTGTTAAGGTGTTTGTGAGTTCAGCCTTAAATACTTCCCATTCTTGTTTGTGTTCTATTTCCATAGTTCAATGTCGTTCCATTCCTCTTGTCTTTTATCACACCCACAATCATCTCCCCATATCTTTTTTACTATCCACCTTATGCCTGTGTAGTAAGTAATGTAATAAACTAAATCGCCTAACTTCATATTTTTTTTATTTCTAAGTGTTTTATATGGTCATATCTGTATTTTACTAATACATCTTTTTTACCCCATTTTTTTCTAGTATAAAATTTATTATATTCTTTTTTACTCTCTGTGTAATCTTTAGCGTTGTCTTTTATGTAATTCAATAAATCTAATCTTTTGTATATGCTAAACTTTTTTAATTCTACTATGTACATAGCAACATAAAACGCATCCCCTTGCAACCATCCTTTATTTCCATTTACGTTTTTTACTTCAAGCCATATAGTTTCTAAATGTCTGTTGCCTTTTACATCAACACCAAAACCATTTACAAAACAATCTATGTGCTTATACCAATCATCTTTTTTTGTACCTTTTTTATAGTTAAAGCCAAGATATAAAACTTTTTGTTTAAAAAGATTTTCAAAATAATCTCCATCTTTTTTACATTGTGTGTATCTTTTATTACTAACTTTTAGAGTCAAAGCTGTTCTTTTATGTGTTTTAAAGCGTCGCTATATGTATTATAAAAACTATAATAGCTTATCTTAGTTTCTCTTAATCTCATATTTTTTTTTTAATATAACTATCATACTATCGTGCATTCCAGATTTGTTTGTTACTCTTTCTCCAAAAGTATTGTAACCAATAAATTTTACTCTGCCTTTTAAAAATCTAATCTCTTTTTTA